ATCAGGATTAGCCTTCACCACCGTGTCAGAAACAATGCTCGTAGTCACCCCTACGTCATAGTCAATCTCACTCAATGCGCTAGAGGTCAACTGAACCACGCTAGAGTAAGCGTAAGGCCCATACGTCCCGCCTGTTGCGCTTGTAGCGAGGCTTGTACCTGTTCCAACACCGTCAAGAACTTCGATTGAATAAGTGCCTGAAACGGCTACGACAGTTAGCTTCTCGCCAATCTGAATGTTGACCGTTACGCCCTGCCCGTTGAATATTGATTGGCTCATGCGACTTTTCTCATAAATTTGCGAATAGGTGTTTCGTTGCGCACTGCGTCAATCTCGATCTTTCGCTCTGAAATCTTCCCGCGATTGATGATGCCTACCAACGTGCCTTCAAACACATCTGCGAGCTTTGCCAGTTGCAGGTAAATCTGCTGGCCTTCTACGTCACGGATAGGGCAGGAGCGCCAATCAATGACGATCTTTGCCTTCAGCGACTCCATCGCCTCTTGGAACGCTGGGTTGTCTAGCACTAGTTGTGCATCAGAGCCACGCAATGCGGTTTGTTGTTCGGTCATGCGAGTAATAGAACCTCTAAGTCTTCTTCCTCTTGCTGTTCACGCAAGCGAAGGTAAATCTCTGCGAGTTGCGAGTAATCCTGCTCTGCCATCAGTTGAGGCAGATTGATCTGATACGCGCTTAGAAGGTCTATAAGCGCCCCTGTGTCGATTGTTTCGACGGGTGGAGCCACTTGTATGACTTTGGCTTGTAAGCGCTTTACAGCCCGTTTGCTTTGAGCCTTTGCGATTGCTTCGTTTGCAATCCGTTCGGCTTCTTCGTAGTTGTCCGCCTCTGCTACGTTGTTGAACAGAAGGATTCGCTTGCCGCGCTTGAGGTAGACCCTGCGTGATTCAAAGCTACGTTCTTGGCTGACTTCCTCGGTTGCCCCAGCGTCTAGCAGTGATCCAAGTAGGAGCAGCATTTGAGATTATTCTTGCGCAGGCATGGCTAAGCCGCGATCAAAAGCGAATTGATAGTGAAACGGGTTTGCAACGTGGCTCCGTTGGTAAAACCCACACGCATATAACGCCAGCTCGGGCGGTGGATGATTTCTGCGGATTGGCCTCCACCCGTTACCGCCGCTGTCGCAACAGATTTAACGCGCCGCCAGTTTGTGTTATCCCGCGAAGCCTCAATCCACAAAGTCCCTGATTGGTCAGACTCTGCCGCTACTCTTGCCTCCATTGCGTAGGTTGCTGCATTGGCAAACGCAGTGGCTGTAGCAGTTACGGTCAAGTCCCGCGATGTGCCGGTGAATGTGGCGTTGGCGGCTAACACTACTGCGCTATCGTCGAACCAGATACCCGCGCCAGATACAAACCCGACACGAGCAGTGCCTGCACCAGCGGTCACCGTGCCACTAACTGGCTGGGTTGCACTGACTTGAGCGCCAGGTATCGGCTCAGTCGCATAAGTCCCCGGAATCATCGTCCACACTTGCGTGCCAGAAGTCCATGCTGTGGCGCGAATGCGGAAATACTTCAAGGCATTAACTGACAATTCCCAAGCGTAAGCAGGAGCAGCAGCTAAAACGCCCGTGGTGGTTTCTATGGTGTTGATACTGGAGCGAATAGCCTGCACAGCGAACCAGTTACCGTCAGTGCCGTTGGTGGAATTTAGCGATCCTTCAAACGTGCAGTTAGCACCAGCGAATGTGCCGGAGCAGTGAATCATCAGATTACTAAATCGCTCTACGTTTGTCGGTATCGTGCTGGTAGCGCTGGTGACGTTGCCGGTGATTGCGGCATAGCTTGCCGGTTTTGTGGCTACTTTAAGTCGCCCTTCCTCATCCATGTTGAGGGTGTTTAGGTCACCGTCAGCCACTAGCGTGCTGTCATTGTCGCGTCGCTTGCCAAGCATAAGTTGGCCAGGTGAGCCATCTACGAATGGCGCATTGTGGCTGTAAATTGTCCCGACGAGTGTTGTCAGCAGGGTTTGTAACGCCGCTAACGTGGCATCAGTGGCAGCGCCAGTAGGCAAAGGCAAAGCAGACGCGGAAACAGGAATAGAGCCAACAACAGGAACTGATGCGCCATCCCCGCCAAGGTCTAGCTTAATGCGCTGGAATTGCACACCAGCTACATCATCCGTAGCGACTACAGAGCCACCAGAGCCAGAATTCAGGGTTACGTTATCTGCCACTATGCAACTCCTTGTGCGCGCCCTGTAGCGTCTCTAATGATCTGCTTAGGCCGTGCCATCTGTTCCGCCAGCGCTGCGATACCTTGCAACGTCTCAGCGTGCATCTGTGCGAGTTGGTCGATAGGGTTTGGCTTGCCCAATGCTTCGCTGTCATCGAGTTCGCTCATTAGTTCATCGCCGCTTTGTTCTTTTCCGATATTGGCAACGCGGAGTTTTACCCGTGCGTCTAGTTCTGCAAGGGTTCGCTTAGTTGCGTCGGCTTGTTCTGCGATGTAACGCTCATTGCTTAGGCGCATTACTTCTAGCTCATGTTCGCGTATAGCTTTGCGCTCTTCTCTCTCAGCATCACGGTCGTCGTTCGATGATTGCAACTCAAGATTGGCTCTTGATTCTTGTAGCTTTGCCTCGGCCTGAATCTGGACAATCTCTTTCTTCTGGATTGTTTCGGCTTGGAACTTCTGAGCGTCGGCTTGCTGTTCCATCTGCTTCAATTGGATCTCTAGCGGTGGCGGAGCAGGCGGGGCAGGTGGCAAGGTCGTCGGGTCTTGGTAGAAGTTCTGCACGTCCTTGAAGCCAGCGTTCTCGATAGTCTTAGCGGCTGTGTGATACAGGTGCTTAGGCGTTACTAGGCCGAACTGCATCCCTGCTAACTGCTGCTGCCAAACGTTCATCAATTGAGCAGCTTTGGCGTTTGTGTCGCCACTGCCTAGACCAACGTTAATGGTCATGTCGTAGGAGTCGCGCCACTCGTTGGGGTCGTACTCTACAAACTCGTTTCGCAAGCGGAAAGCGAGCTTCTCCATGCCGCCTTCAGTCAACAGCTTGAGAATGCCCTGAAAGATGGGTTTTAGCAGTGTCTCCGCAGCAATACGGGCAATCAACTCAATACGCTGCATCGCTGCTGACTGGTCTAGCTGCCTACCTGTAGCCGTATTGTTCAAGCTGTCAGGGTTCAGGCCCATGCTTGTACGTGATACGCCGGTGCGGTTCTCACGCATACCCTGCACGTACTCCAATAGCGGCATAGTCGCACCACCCACGAAGGGCGTGATGTGCTCTTGGATTGCGTCTGTTGTCTGTTGGCGAAGGATTGCACCTGGCCTGCTGTCTAACAGGTCATCAATGTTGGCTTTAGGTGAGCCTTGCGCGTCCGTCAGCACTTTAGTGCGGGGATTGTTGGCAAGATAGGCACTGTTCAGCGTCTGGCGTAGTAGTTCAGTGTGCAGCTTTTGCAAGTCGCCTACTAGGTCGTGTGCGCTCATGCCATCCCAACGATGGGCGTTCAGCACTGGTGAGAATGTCGCCACTGGTACGTGTGAACAAACCTCTTGGCTCAGAATCTTGTTCTTCAGCCGATAGATACAGACACGCTCTGCAATGCCATCACCATCAACGTCCGCATAGACCCACTCCATACGCAGCCAGCCTTCAGCGCTTGCATCATCATCGGAGTCGTGGTCATCAGTGGCGCCAAAGTCGTTGCCAGTCGTGCCGCCATCTTGGTTGATGTTGGCTAAACGTGATCCAACCTCTTGAGAATAGTCGGTCGCGTCAGAGCTGCGAAGCTCGTCGGCTGTAACGTCCTTAAAACCCATCTGTAATAGGTCAGACAAGGTAGTGCGTACCAGTCGGCACACATACGGGCAGTCACTCAATAGCGGAGAGTTCCAGTCTTCTTGGACTAGCAAGTCTTCAGGGCTGAACGCTTCGACCTTAACGATAGTTTTCTGCTCTACCTTCTTCAAGCGACCGCTGTAAGCCATCAGAGGCTGACCGTTCATGTCAACTTGCGGTTGCCCCTGCTCGTCCATCATTGGGGCCGGTGTAGCCTCTTGAATCTCTGAGCCATCCTGTGTCAGCATTGCCAACATTTCGGGAGACGCGCCTTTGAACGGCACACTTGACACTACTTCGCTTGTCTCTTTGCGCCACATCACAGCACAGTTGCGCACGGTCAGAGCGTCGGTGAATGCAGTATGCAGCACCATGAAGCCGTTGTTCTGCTTGTAAAACACGTAGTTGCAAGCGTCTGTTGCTTGCTCCGCGCCCTTTACATCCTCGGTCTTAGTCGGCTCGAACATCACGGCTTTATCAGTCGTGCTAAACGTCTTTAACAGTGCTGGCAATATCCATTGCACTGTGTCTTGTACGTCACTGGCGACAATCTCACTCCATCCATCTTCCTCGTTACCGTAGGGCAAGCGATGGTACTCACGCAACGCAGTTTCACGGGCAAAGCCTAGTTCACCGTGGACGTAGTGGCTCGATGCTTCTTCCTTGCGGTTGAGCATCTCCAACAAGTCTTCTTCGTCCATGCGTTTCATATTACGTTTCGTTTTTTGTAGACAATGGGCTTAACAGAGCCGTTTGAGTTAGATAAGGCATCAGCGACTAGCGCCGTGTACCGGAATGCGTCAGCACCGTGGGAATGCTCGTCATGCAGTGGTGAACCTGCTTCCAATGTCTGTTTGTTGATGTGTCGCCGGTAGCGCTTTAGGCACTGAATCAACCTGGCACACTTTGTTTTGTCAAAGTACATGCGGCCAAAGGACATACGCGCAGCACGAATGCCGCCTTCAATGTCCATGTTTGGCGTTTGCTCTACTGCCCAGCCCAAAGCCTCAAGAATCTCTTGTGCGCTCTTGCCGGTCTTGAAATCTTTGCTGAAACCGTCATGGGGTAAGTACATAACCCCCCAGTTGTGCGGCATGGCTTTAAGCTGCCTTGCGTAGTCATCAAGGGTTCGGTGTGAGTCCTCGATGTACTCCACTACCCGTAGCTCTGATGCGCTGCGCTGAACTAGCAGAATCGACATGGAGTCGTTCCAGCCCAAGTCCCAAATGGCGTGCGTCTTCAGTAGCGGGTCTGCTGGCACATCACGAATGCGCCCCGTCCTCTCTGCTGCTGCTACCTCGTCGAAGTAGATCGCCCCAGTGACAGCGGGTAAACATTCACCCTCCCAGACGTTGCGGTATTCCTCCGCTTTCATCGTCTTTTCAGCGTGTTCCCGCTCTGCCCTTAGCGTCTCAGGAAAGTAAGGGTTGTCCGTCCAGTTCATCAAGACGGACACACAATCAGGCGGTGGATTCACCACGAACATCTGATGCGTTGGGTCGCTCTCTAGTTCTGGGTTGTATGTCACCCATATTTCCGATCCAGCCTTGCGAATCGTCGGAACTAATGTCTTCCAGCTCTTAGCGCTGATGGCTTGTGCTTCTTCGCACCAAACAATGTCCACACCCTCAAACGACTTAAGGCCAGTCGCCGTTATGTCTGACAAGCCACTGAAGAATATCTGCGACTCATTGGGGCCGCGTATCTCTGCCTGTAGCACTTCAAAGACGTTAGACAGGCCCATTGCCTCGATCTGGTCACTCAATAGCTGGTGGACTGACTGCTGAATGTTCTTCTGTATCTCACGGGTGCAAAGAATGCGGGTTTGCTGTTGCATACAGCGAAGCAACAAAGCCCGAGCAAAGCCCCATGACTTGCCGCTACCCCTTCCCCCTCTTGCTACCTTGTACCGTGCAGGCTTGAATAAAAACTTCAGAGCCTTGGGAAATCTTGCGTCAATCGAAGTTGACATTAACTTGAATGGTTCCGCTCACGTCAATCTTGGTTGGAGCATTGAAACCGTGCATTGCGTTCAATTCCTTGATTGCTGAGACTTTCTCATTAGCCCTAGCCTCTCCCCCCTTTGCTATCTCTGCGAGGGTTTGAACGCTGTCTAAGCGCGTCCAAATGGCTGCTATTGCAATGGCTTCCTTCAGGTCATCCACTCTTGCGGAAACATTGCGGTCTGCCATTACGCGACAGGCTTCTTCAATGATCGTCTTGTCTGTGCTGCCTTCACAGTCGTAAGCGCTGCGATATGCGTCTGCCTGAGTCATTCCGCCTGCTACTGCTTGAGCGAATGCTTCTTGTTTTGCTGTGAGTGCCATAGGTGTGAGAGTCCCGCAGGTTGTTCTCTAGTTGATTGATTACCAAGCGCCCACCAGAGCCTGAAGGAGGGGCAGGGCATCTGATGGGCGTTGCTCTTGGCTTATTCCGCTTTCCCGAACGGACGCGGCCTAACCTCTTGCCCAATCACGGGGGAGTGAATCCGTGTGGACTGTCCGAAGACCGAGGCGGTTAGGGTTTGGGGATAAATCT